AGTCACCAATGCTGGCGTTTGCCTTATCGGCAGCAGTCTGTGCGGCGGTGATTTTGGCATCCTGCGCCGCCTGTTCTGCCGTGTAAGTCGTGGCATCCACTTTGTGGTTTGCGATGTCTCGCACCTCTTCCACGTCCGCCGCGATAGTATCGCAACGCCCGTTCAGGGCAGTATCAGCGTTGGCGCGTGCAAGTTCTTCCTTCTGCACTTCCTGCGCAATGGTCGTGTCGGGGAAAACGTCGTCCCAGTCAGATGCATTGCTTTCAAGGCTGGTAAGGCGGGCGGCATGCTTTGCGATTTCTGCAGTATTGTCAGAAATGTTTTTCGCGTTTTTGCTGATATTGGTGTTCTGAATGGCCTGTTCAGCTTTCAGAGCATCAATGTCGTTTTTGTTGGCGGTGATGCGGTCACTCAGCGCGGTATCTGCTGCCTTATAAGCCGCGTCAAGCTCAGAAATAGCCTGCTTGCGGTCGGTGGTCTCCTGTGCAATAGCAGCAGCGTTTGCGGCATCCCCGGCTTCACGTGCCTGCGCTTCTGCAGCGTCTGCCGCCTTATAAGCCGCGTCAAGCTCAGAAATAGCCTGCTGGCGGTCGGTGGTCTCTTTGGCGATAGCAGCGGCGTTTGCCTGCTCTGCCGCCTTTGCGCGGTCGATTTCGGCGTTCAGACTGGCCGTCAGGTCGGTAATGTGGGATTCAACAGTATCAAGGCGTTCGCCCCATGCCGTCATTTCATTTTCCCACTGCTGCACCTTCTCGTTCCAACCGTTGATAAGGTCGGTGAACTCCTTGTTATCCTTCTGGAACTGCTCAACCAGTCGGGACAGGTCAAGCACGGTTTTCTTCAGGTCAGCAAACTGCCCGTTATAGTCGGATGTTTTGACCCAGTACTTAGTCTGCCCTTCCGGGTACGGGGGCAGCTGTGCACCCTTCGGCACATAGCACTTAGAGGTGTAGCAGTCGCCGTTATGGGTCACAATGGTCAGCGGTTCATACTCGCGCTCATCGTCCCACTCCACAGGGTCTGCGAAAATAGGGACGTACCGCGCACCGATGTACATACTCGTGCCGCCTTTGAACGGGGGCGGGGGACACGGGTGCGGATGCGGGTGGCAGCAGTCACCGCCCGGCGCGTGGGGTGCACAGGAAATGGGGAAATCATTGCAGTTACAGTTTGCCATAATAGAATGCTCCTTTCTTAGTAGTAAACGACCAAATGCCCATAGCCCGGTTTATCGGGGTCGAGCAGGGTATCAAAATGCAGGAAGTCCCAGCTTGCGGGGATATAGGCGACAAAGTGCCCGTCGTCGTCAATGCCAAAGAACACAAACCGCACCATTTGATGGATGATATCGGTCATATTGGTATTGACCCATTCAATAAACGTGTCTTTGGTAAAGTCGCCTGCTTTCAGCTTTGCGAACAGCTGGCAAGTTGCATCTTTCAGCTGTGCCGTCAAGATATCCAGACCATCAAGGCGGGTATCCTGTCCGATGTCATGCAGCCGCAAAGTTTCCGTGTTGGTCAGGGCCTGCTTGAGTTGGTTCACCAGCCAATACAAATCGTACTGGTAGTGATCGCCGGGTGCAGCATACGGGGGCGATGTCTGGAAAAGAAACGGGGTGCTGATATCGGTGTTCTTCGTTTCGTCAGCCATGAGCTACTCCTTTCATAAATATCCCCCGCTTGCGCGGGGGTCGGTCAGTTAATATCCTCCGCTTGTGCGGGGGTCGGTCAATTAGTGTTTGCCGTTTAGCTGCGCAAGTAGAGCGTCAGCCTTCAGTGCATTGGTGGTGAAAGAATTATTCTTCCACCATGCAATCAGGGCCGCAATGGTGGTAAACCCAGCCGTTACCAGCTGTTCAAGCGTTTCGGATTCGATGGGCAGCGGGCTTTTGCCGCACGCGCTCAAAATCTGGTTGACGATGGCAAGAACAAGGACAAGGGTGCGGGCAATGGTTCCTGCGGAAATGTGAAGGTCTTTCATAGTTTTTCTCCTTTCAGTTGGTTGATATGTTCCAAATCATCAATGCGATGATTTGCGACTTTGATTTGCTCCTCGATGACGGGGATTTTTTCAGCAAAGGAATTGTGCTTGCGGACTTCCCGGGTCAGCTCTTCAATCTTCACGTCGGTGACGGCCTGCGATTTGCCGTTAGCAATCAGGACACCCGCAAGGGTCACAATTCCAGATACAAGGGCGGCTATAATTGCGTCCACGGTATCGCCCCCTTAGTACACATCTAAGCAAAACTTTGCGTGGTAGTCATTGGCGATTGCCATATACACGTCAAACAGAACGGTTTCGCGTTCTGCATCAATCATCTGTTGAGTGGTGGTAACGCCGATATTACCTTGTTTAATCCAGCCATGATTGTACATATCTGTGACCTTCTCTTTGCCCACCTCTTTGGCATCTTCGTGCCGGATATCGTGGGCCTGCGTTTTTGTGTCGGTCGTGCCTTTGGTCGTGCCGTCCGTCTGGCTTCCGGTGGTCTGGTCTTCGTGCCCGTGGGTCTCCGTGTCAGATGTGCCGGTGGTGTTGGTGGTCGAATTGGCGACGGTGGTAGACGTTCCGGCAAAATCGGTAGTTTCTTTATGCTCACCGTTTTCGGTGCTCTTAAAGGTTTCCTCTGCCACGGTGTGTGTTTGGTCGTCGGGCTGATAGTCCGGCGCGTTTTCAGGGGAAATATCGCGGGTCACAGTCTGGTCAAGTTTCTTTGTGCTTTCCGTGGTCTTTTTGTCCGTGCCTGCCACGTCCGTTTTATTCGTGGTCGTGGTGGTGCTGGTATCGTCTGTGATAGACTTTCCTTCGGTCTCAGTGTGCCCGGTTCCGGCAGTTTCGTCATGCAGTTCAGTGCTGCCAGTTTCGTGATAGTCTCCGGTCGTCACCTGTCCCACGGTCTGGCCGCTCTTGCCGCGATTGACTGCGGTTCTGTCCTGCGTGGTGTCGCGGTCGGTAGTACGGATGTCGGTGGTGCGCTCCTGCACGTCCGTGTTCCAGATGGGATTGTATTTCAGCTGTGTAGTGCTATAGAGCTTTTCCCAGATGGGCATACTCTCTTGCACCCAATACTTTATTGCATCCACCATCCAATACGGGTCAGGCCGGTACAGAGGTGCAAGCCCGTGCTCCCGCATGATGATGTGAATGGCAAGGTCTCTATCCATGCCAACGGGCACTTTGAAATCACGAAACAGACCTTCCGGGATATTGCACAGGAGCTTGCACGCGCGGTCGATTGCGTCACTGTTTTGGTTCGTGCTGTTTTGGTTCGTCATGCTCCCCCAATACATTGGCATCATCTGCACCCCCTTCTCTCAGCTCTGGCGGCTCGTTGATTTCGATAGCAATATGTGTTCTATACATATCATTGCACACTTTCACCGATTCGTCAAGAGAAATTTTCCAAACTTCCCGGCGATTGTACGTCTCAGCGTCCGCGCTGGCGCTCTCATTCGTCACAAGCCGCTCTTTCTTATCGGGCTGCACCCGAATGCCCAGTTCTTTGTAAAAGTCCTGCAGCGTCTTGCGTCTCAGGTCGTACAGGTCAGGCAAGATAAAGTTTTTCGACAAATCGCGGTCAAGCTGCATGATAGGCAGCTGATACTGCGCGTCGTTTTTGTTCATAACAGGCTTTTGCAGCTCTCCGTTTACGACAATAGCGGGTTTACCGTTTTCCAGCTGTTCAAAGATTGTCTCAAGGGTGCGGCGGTCTTTGTCGTTTTTGGCGATGGCAGCATAGGCAAATCTGCTGTTAACGACGGCTTGTCGAATTGAAACTTCCAGCTGCTGCATTTCGACGGCGTATTTTTCAATGATATCCCAGACCCCGCGATAGTCGGGTGTCAGCTTGATAACGGCGCACTCCGTGCCAATTTCAAGCGGCCTGTCAAACTGGAAAAACGGGGTCTGCACCATCATGCCGCGCGGTTGGAACTGCAAACCGAAACCCGTAGGTGCTCCCGGCTGCACAACAAGGCCGTATGTTTTGGAGTTGAACACCACGGCATAGCCCATGCGTAACAACTGGTAAAGAAACGCGTCATAGTCCCAGCCGATTTGACCCGGGCCTGCTTCCGGCAGACCGTGAATCTTATAGAGGGCACGCATGCGCTGAAAGAACGACCGTTCCCAGTAGTTGAGGACGTCCGTGCTCAAAGACGGGGGACGAAAACCGCCGCATGCCTGCACGTCATAGATTCCCTGATAGCACTGATACATGGTATCACCTTTCCTTCCTTATTCAATAAACACACCGCCGTCCATGGCGGCGTTGATGTAAGCGGTTTCTGCGCTGGTCGCCATGGGTGCAGCGACGGAAAAACCGCGCGTCTGGCAGTATCCTGCAGCGGGGGTGTCAATCTTCATCACGGGATGCCCGTACATAGATTGAAAGTTTGTATCATCCGTGGGCGGGTAGTAAAGCAGGGTCAGGCACGCTTCCATGGACTGTAATGCAGTTGCGTTTCCGGTCATGCTGCCCGCACACTGTGCGACGGGTGGAATCATCTGCATGACCGCACCACCCAGTGACTGCATTGCAGCACCCATGTTCCTAGCTCCGGCAGACGGACTTTTAACCAGTTCTCCGTGAATGGGGCCGATATCGATAGGAAAGCTTGCTGCGCTGCTCAGTGCACCACCGCCCACCTGTAAGCCAATGCCGATTGCGCCAATAGTAGCTGCAGCCTGATTGCCGGTCAGGCTGATATTGCTTGCACCAATAGCGTACTGCGACGCGATATTAGCGCTGCCCACATATACCGTGTACGTGCCTGCATCGACCTTGACAGAGATATTGCCGTCAAGGAACGAACAGCACCATGTGACGGTAAGAGCGGCGACGTTGTTAACCTTATCGACAGGGATTGACACTGTTCCAATGAATGGCACATACAGCAGCATTTGGCAGTTCAACCGTTTCCAGTCCGACACCGGCCACGGAATCGGAATTGCGGTTTCTCGCTTGATTTGTGAATGCCCCATAACGCCACCAGAGACACCGGTGTCAAAGTCACCCAGAAAGACGTTTTGATTGCTCTGCGGAATAACACTGGCCTTAATAGGAATCCAGATGCAAGAACGAATGCAATCCACAGCCGCACCACCATACACAAAATTTTTTGCCAGATACTTGATAGCCTTATCGGTGGCGGTGTCCGCGCCGCTGTATGTCTCTGTCGTGCTGCCAACACGGGAAACAACACCGCCTTTTGAATCCAACATAGGCGGGTAAGTGTCCACGGTGTTTACCTGCGTCGTTTTGGTCTGCTGGTCAGAAATCATCTGCCCAAAATCGGCGGTGATATCCTGCTGAATGCTATCAATCAGACGAGAAAGCGCCGTTTTGTTCATGACATAGGTGGTAACACCAGAACTCTTACCAACTGCCGACAGGATAAACGCGCCCTGCGTGCTGTCGATGCATTCATCTGTTACATCGAGCGCGACACTTGCCACTTGCGGACGCTGTGCAACGTTTTGGCGGCTGTCCTGCACGCGGTAGCTGTCGCCGGATGCATCAAAGCTGTTGTGCCCGTATACGATGTACGCTTTAGTTTTCTTGATGTCGTCCGCAAAGGTCGCAAGTGCATCAATGGTGCAAGAAAACCGCCAATTGTTGGCATTCAAGGCGGTAATATCTTCAATCCAGTAATAAGCGTGGGTCTCCTCGATGTAACAGTAATTGTACTGCGGGGAAATGTTCAGACTGTTCAGCCGCACATAAAACACAGGTGCTTCCATGCTGCAGGCGCGTTTCATGTAAAACGGAAATTCGTCTGGCAGCTCAGATAACGCAATGCGTTTTGTGCTGTTAAGGCGTTTCGAGACCTTGCCCAAATGTGCATGATATCCGTGTTCAATACCTTCGTTATGGTCTGCCATAAAATACCTCACTTTCCTATAAAATAAAACAGGGGGCGGGGTTAGCCGCCCCCTGTACATTCAGTTTGCCGGGGTTATAATAGAATCTTTTACGGTTCGTCGGACATGAACATCAGGATTGCATTCTGCGTCGGGTTCTGCGTGTAGTTCATCTTCCAGTGGTGTTCAGTGTTGTAGTATTCGCCGGAAATGTTGAAAGGCGTGGTGTACACGCTATCCTGATAGTAGGTCGTTGCCATGGCCTTGCGGTCATACAGCAGGCCCACGACATAGGACAGAGCAACCGCTCCGCCCGTCACCTGTTTGCCGGTGTTCACGTCGAACTGCGACGGGATGCAGGAGATAGCGGGTTTGTCGTTGATGTTCTGCCAGAAATCAACACCTTCGTAGTTGCCGAAACTCAGATAGCCCGGGCCAAAGATGGCAGGATAGACCCAGCTCCGCGCGTCGTTGATAAGGGGCTGATAAAGCAGCAACTTCTGCTCGCTCTTCGGGGTGTGCCGCAACAGATGCAGGGTGTTGCCGCTGTCGTCGGTACACACGGGGGTCTGGTGGTACAGCGTGCTGCTGTTCTCCATCAGGCTGCTGGTAGTTTCCAGCCACGACACGAAAAAGGAAAGAAACTCCTGCAGATGGGTGGTCAGCAAATCATGCGTGGTGTAGGTCGTACCACGGGCCGTGTTGAATGCTTTGGTCAGATTCACGTGGCATTCGTCGCGGTCAGAATTGTACAGCGCGCCCATGAAATTGATGACCTGTGCACGGTTCTCTGCAGTTTTCCATCGTGCAATATCGTTTGCGATTTCAGTAGTCAGGGCGGCAAGGAACGCGCTGAACTCGCTCTCACTGGTGAATGCGGTCTTGAGCTGGTTCCGGAACGTGGTGTATCGCTGGTTCAGCACCTTCTGCCCGCCGTAGAACATCTCAAGCGGATAGCGCTTCTTGATTTTGTACATGTCCACGCTGTTGCCGTCCACCAGAATGTCGTTATTCTGCGCGGTGTTGACGAATTTGGATTCGTCAAAATCACCAGAGAAGAAAGCGATTTCACGGACGAACAGCCCCCACTCCTGCCGGTCGGTCTCGATGCTGGTAAACCGGCCTGCATAGGAACGGCTGGAAATGACCGTGCGCGCAATCATGTTAGAAAGCGCTTGCAGGGTTCCTTCCATGCTTTGGTCAAGACACATCTGGCCAACCTGAATGAAACTCGCGGTGTTGATGGCCTGAATGGTTGCAGTCTGTCCGGTCACTTCCTTCACCAGCGCATTGGCAATGGTGTAAATGTCGGTCGGACGGAACACGCTCATGCCCTTCAACTCCGGCATGTTAGTACGGGATTTTGCCATTGTTTGCTCCTTTCTGCCGTTACTTCACGGCGTTAAAATCGGGGCTTGCAGGCGCTTCGGCAGGCTGCACCAGCCCTAAAATGATATCTTCCACACTGGTAACGGGGACGGGATTGCCCACCGTGCCAGCGGTCGGAACGTTTCTAGCGTTGATTGCGTCGGTCAAGTCCGCAATCTTTTGCGCCATTGCCGCCATAGGGTCAGGGGTCACAGGCTGCGGTGTCGTGATAGACTGCGCTGCAGGGGCCGCGCTCTGTGCCGGGGCCGTGATAGGCTGGCCCTGCTGCGCGCGTTCAAGAGAAAGCATCTGCTGCACCTGCTGTGCCGTGAATCCCATCTTACCCAGAGCCAAAATATCGTTGATAGTCATGTGAATCATCCTTTCCACCGGCTGAAGCCGGTTCTTACATCGACGTGTGTAAAAGTCTTGTAAATACCAACGCCGCCGCTGTTCCCTAAAAAGATTTCAGCGATAGCGGCGACTTCGGCGGGGGTCTTTGTGCGGACAGGCCGGTGCATTTTGTCGTAGTGACCTACCCAGATATCTGCAGCCAGCCCATAAAGATGTTTGCTGCGGGGTGCGCTGCCTTTCTGCTGCCGGTTCCAGCTTGCTGTGCGGAATCCGCTGTTAATGTGCACGGCGTCGCCGCACATTTTGCGAATGTTTTCCAACAGTTCCACAAGACGGGAATCAACTGCCACAAAATCCTGCCCATCCTTGCACTGAAACTCTGAAAGTTTAAAATGCTCAGACAAGCGGGCATTGCCGTCCACGCTCATAAAATATACCTTTACCATGGATTCACCCCCTTTCTTGTTTCTGAATGCTCCGACTACTATTGACCTCTTGAAACCTGTCCATTCGGTATGCGCCTGCCGGAACACTCAGAAACGCGGGGGCATGGAAAAGGAAAAGCCAGCCGCGCACCCTTCCGGGGTGTTCCTTTTGTGCGGCTCCCCCGCTCCTTAATCATACACCCTTTAGTCCTTAATGTCAAGATAGTTCCGGGTCTTGAGCAGAGCGGGGACAGATGAAAAATCGACTTGCCCTAAACATATCATAGGGCGTAATTCAGGATGCACGGCCTGCAGCTGCGTTGCTGCCTGCGGGCTGCTCCCGTAGTGCTCCCTTCCGCTGTGGGGGCTTTCACAGATATAATAGTGCAGTTCGTCCATCTGGTATGTGTACAGCCCAGCGAATGCGAACAGGGGGGACATACCTTTTAAACTGCGGGGGCGCACGTTTTCAAGGTTATTATACACAAACTGGTTTTCCATCGCCATTTTGTAAAAGTCGCCTTTTCCCGCAAGATGTTTCATTAAGGCCGTTTGCTTGCGTCGGTCGCTGATACGGTCACTATGCGGCATCGCAATAAACACTCCCGTATCGGTCATGCACCATTCGCGCCCGCTCCTTGACATTTTCGCCACAAGGTCGGTGCATCCCAGCTGTTCAAGAATCGGGCTAGAAATGTCAAAAGCGTTTGCAAGCAACCACATGCGCAAGGGCGGCTTTCCTTCCAGCTCTCTGTTTCCGCACACCGTTACATATGCGTTCAAAAGCGCTTCGCCTTCGGCCTTGCGTTTTGCAATAATGCGCTCCGGAATGAATTCATCAAAAACAAGGTCTGAAAACACGCTGCCATTGAATCCGCGAATGCCTGCAATGGACGGCAGCGCCATACCAACAGCGCGTTTGTTGCCGATGTGCCATTTCTCGCGCCCATCTTTGTCCTCTTCGTCCTCATACTCAATATCACCGATTGAATAGGAAATTTTGCCCGCTTTCAGAATGCCGATATCGTAGCCCACAGACTGCAAAGCATTGAACGGGTTCAAATCCGGGTCAGCGGCAACGGCCTGCAATTCGTTCACGGTGCGGCGCATGTACAAAAAATATTTGTTTTCATCAAGCATGTATTTAAGCGTTCCGAACGTTTTACCAACTTGACGTTTGCCGATAATAATATTGCACCAGCAACCCAAAGCGGCGACGGATGGGATGTTAACCCAGCCGTCGCCGGTGTACAGGTCAAGCGCAATATCTTTGTTGCGCTTGCTCATATTTATACCTCAAGCTCTTCCGCGTTTGTGGCGTATGCTTCTCGCACGGCGTTTTCCACGGCCTGCGCGGCATCTTCGGCAAAGTAGACACGGAAATTGTCGTAGTATTTACCGTTCTTGCCCTTGTTGGCGCTGGCAGTGATGAACGTACTCTTCTCGCCCTCAACCAGCCGCATACCGTAGAGGTCGATACCGTACAGCCTAAGAGTAAAAGTCAAACAGTTGTCTGCGACCTGCCGCACGCTGCGCACGACGGCATACAGATTGTGCAGCATTTCCACGGTGACGCGGGGGCCGTCTGCGGCTTTCTTAGAGGTGGACGCGTTTTCTTTTTTTGCGAATGACATAGTATTTTTCTCCTTTGTTGTCTGTCAGTGTGATTTGTTCCACGTGGAACATCTTACTTTGTGGTGTTTGCTGCGATGGTACGCAACAGGTCAATCATGGTATCCTGCTTCTGTTCGATGGTCTGCAGATGGGAAAGTGCGTCGGTCTGGTTTGTCTTGACCTCTGTCATTTCATCCACAAAGTTCTCGAAAAAGTCCGTCAGCTTTTCGAGAATCTCTTTCAACTTGTTATTGATGTCCTGCATAAATTCATCCCCTTTCAGAACATCCAACGAATAAGGAACTGCAGCCCTACAGGGGTAGCACGTTCCGGATAAAGCGCTGTAGGCGCTTCCGGGAAGATGTCCGCAATGTGGTGATTGTATGCCTGCAAATAACAATACAAATCAGCAAGAGACCTTTCACCGAACGCGTGCGGGTCATACTTGGGGGCGAACGGAAAAGCCTGCCGCGCTGCTTCCACCAGCGCGGTACGGGGCAGCGGCTGCTGCGCACCCAGATTCTGCACCGCGTTCATCAGTTGTCCCAACGGCCCCTCTGTAGGCTCGAACACAAGCCCAATAATGTTCCCCGCGATATCTTCCCAAAATTCAACCTTTGTGATACTTGCCATGTTAAAACACCTCACAATCCGAAGAAAGTTCCAGCCGTCCGGCCAACGTTACAGCGTCCACTGCGTCGCCCGGTTTCATGTCCAGCTTGAACGGATGCCGCTCAAAATCGTAGTACTTCATGGTATTGTCCTTTCTGTCCGTCTGTATTGGTATGTTCCCTTCTGTGATTATATAATACCACTTTCTCCGCTTCGATGTGTTAACAAACTATGAACAATTTGTGAAAATCTGCATCGTAAAAGCAATGATTTTGCCCCCTTCATCGCGTAGTATCCACACATCTGCAGTGTTTCCATGATTGCTATATCCTGCTAAATACTCTAAACTCATGCTAATACCTCGCATTCCATTAAAAGACTGCGTTCATCAGATACCCGATACTCGCGGTCAGTCATAACCACCCACGACGCGGAAACGGTAGGCTTTGCAAAGTCGGTTCGGGTGCGAATAGGTTCGTCATGATATGCCAGACACTGCCCGCCAGCGGGTGAAATCAACAGCCCATCGCGCAAGTTATCAATGCTGCCGTCAAGGGCCTTGACACCGGCTTTTTTGTTTACTCCTGCTATGGTGCTTTCAATCGTTCCGTCTGCATCGACACAAGCATAGCATTTTGCATGCAGAAACCTAAACGCTTGCATGCCGTACCGGTCGTGCGGGTGTTCGTCCTCTGCAACACCAATATAAACTTTACTGCCGTCTTTCTTCTCAACCACGCAATCACGCAAAACACACTGCGAACGAATGACATCGTTGTAGTCGTCAATAGCAGACTGTTTCTCGCCCTCAAATTTGCAACTGTCAGTGTCCCAGTATATGACCTTTTCCCATCCAACACGTTTCAGCATATCCCACAGCTTGAGACGGGACATTGATGCAGTCCAAAGGCCCCACAAGAAAGGAAATTTCTTCTCTTGTGACTTCTGAATATCTGCATCATCTTTGCTCTGCAAGTTCATAATCCAGCTCTTGTGCGTGCATTCCAACGTGTCGGGGTCGCATCCGTATTCATCACGAACAGTTTTCTGTGCACACGCGCCAAAAATAGTATTAACGCAAATTTTTGCAAAAGCATAGTCCGGACTTCCCTTTTCAGATTCTTTCACACGAAACTTTTCATAAATCGTCCTGCGGAAAGAATCCGGCAAGTAATCCAGCCGAAACGCCACGCTTTCAACTTCAACTATTTTATCGTAGGTGTATCCATCAGTAAACCGCTGGTAGTCGTTGGAATCGCAATACCAAAACAAAGCATCCGCACCCAGCACACGACCGTTGTCCAGTTCATCAAGACCCGACACATCAGAACATTTGCTGAAAGATATACAGGGGTCAGGGCATTCGGGCTTGCATCGGGGATTGATGATGCAAAGTTTAGCAATCCAGCCAAACCCGGCCTTGATGAACTTTTGCAAATCCTCTTCCGGCAAATCAGCAGGCAGCGTCACCGGTACACCGGCTGGAAATTTCCAAAGCAGCTGCTGCGACGGGTGTGCGCTCTTGAAATCGTAGGAATTGCAATTGATGTAAGTACGACCGGCACGCCAGCGCGTGCCGTGCGTGTCACCGCCTGCCATGCAGTGATATGCAAGCGCCATCTGTTCACGGTCAAGCTGCAGCGCCTTAATAGCCGCCATGCATCGCCGGTCTGGCATGATTTCCTTGCGTACCGCTTCAATGACCATTCCGGTGTTGGTGTATGGGATTGTCGCCTGATTGTACCCGTGTTCTGCTTTCAATCGCTCAATTGCTTCGTACAAACCCAACACATCATTGACACAATACGCAAATTCCGTATCTGTCAAAGACGTATCAGGAGTACGATAAACAGTATAATCAAGGTCGCCCGCAAGTTTTGCGTGTGTACACCCTTCCGTCGCTCTGGCAAGGCTCTTTTGGAACAGCTTGAAACTATCCCTAAATTCTATACCATTATCAAACCGCAAATAAAGGGGCTTGCGGCTTTTCGTGTACAAGCTATCAGCCAGCCCCCAACGCGCCGTTAACAACTGCATAATGTATTGATGCTCATAGCCTAAGTTGTGCACATACAACACAAGCCGGTTCTTTTCATTGATACCCCATTTATCTACCAAAGTCTCAAGCATTTCCGCCCAGTCCTCAAAGTAACGGGGAACTATAACCTCACCGCCAATACAGGTCTGCCAGCTGTATGCAAAACCGTCGGTATCAGTGTTTGTGGTCTCAATATCAAACGTCGCTGTAACGTCCAGATAGCTTGACATGTATTTACGGCCTTTGGTGCGCTTGACTTTTCGCGGACAGGCAAGACGCGGCAAATATTCATCTAAACATTCACTCACAAAAACGCCTTGCGATTTTCTCATTATGTAATTCTCCTCACATAATCAAGCAGTGCTTGACCTTTTGTCATTTGGTCGTCCCTGTCTGCTGTTATGATATCTTCCAACACATCCGAATTGTTCCCGGTAATAGCATCATAAATTTTATCACTATCGAAAAGTTTTTCGGCGGCTTTGGTGAAAAACTTCTGCACCGCCATATCCCATTGCTCTTGTGTGCCCTTGAAACCCCGTTGCACTGCGGTCTGATACCGTGCGTCTTTGATTGCTCTCACGCCTGTTACGGTGCTACTTTTCATCGTCATAAATTCACGTAGCTGCAGATATTGATGCTTGAGCGTCGAACGGTCAGCGGTTTCTTTGGGCCGCTCGTTGAATCGCGGCTTGATTTTTCCGGGCATCTGGCTTTGTGCGTACTTGTACGCTCCTGTTTTCGCCGTGTTAATAACGTCGCTTTTTTCAAGGGCACGCAACCGCTGATTTGCTGCTTTTGCGGCCTTGCGAATGACCTTTACAAGCTCCGCCTTTGTAAGCTGGTTCGGGTCTGTCGCATTGGGGCTGTAATAGCTCCACGTTTGCGGTGCGTACTTTGGTAAATGTTTAGCGCTTCGTGCCATCGAAAAACCTTCTTTCTAAAATTTTAATCGTCTCAAACCCCAGTAGCCAGATAACAAAAAGTGCAATCAACACCACAAAGCCCAAACATACAGCCGGAAATATACCGAACAAATACAACATATCCAGCAACATTATTGAAACACCTCTATTCTAAAACCGTCCATGGTTTCCGTCAACACACAATCTGCAGCCCCCGCAAGGCATGTGCGGATACAATCATAGAACTTGCGGATTTCACGGGGGTCTACATACAAGCAGCTTGACGCACACCATACATCTTTATCGCTCTGGTACACGTAAATGTGACATACTTTAAATGCCGCCTTGTTTCTTGTGGTCATATTTGTTATATCTCCCTTCTCGATGCTGCCAATGTCGCAACGCATTGCGATACTCAATAAATCCTTTATCCGACGCATACGCGGTCAAGATATCGTGCTTTTCATCGTATCGGGCCAAACGGATTTTAATGTTCTGCCCGATATCGCCCAAACGACTGAAATAATCGTTCAGGATTTCAGACCCGCCCCACAACACGCGGCAGCGGGTCAGGTGGTCGGACGTGCCTAAAGTAAACTTGTAATAGTCTTTCAGTGTCATACTATTTTCACCTCTTCTGTGTCTCCGGTCTTGATATTGCGGCGCATGTACCCAACACGCCAGCCAAAGCCGTTATATGATTTCAGAAACATCCAGTATTCATAGCGTCCATATATTACATGATTTTCTTCGTTCAGAAAACGGATGTATTCAACTGGCAGTTTAATTATTTTCATCTTGTACACGCTCCTTTCTATACTTATTATAGCACAAGTGGCGTGCACATATGTTAATAAACTGTGAACACTTTGCATCACTACTTTACTGCAGTGAAGCACCGGGGCCGATTTTGCACGTTCGGGCATTGTGCACAAAATTCAACGTGATTTTGGGGGAATTTTCGGCGCGCTTTAGCAC